TCATGGTTGGTTGCACCAAATGGAAGTTCTTCGTTGAACTCGGCGAACTTGACCATTAGAGAGATGCAACTTCCATCTTCTGCTGCATAAGCAGGTGAGTGAGCTGATTCAAATGTTAACATAGTATTTTCTCCTGTTTTTTGTTGATAAAAATTTATTGATTAGGCGATACGACAAAACAAACCACCAAAACAATATCCTCCACCTGGAGCAGTAACATTAGAAATAGTAGGACCCATATATTTCCATGTACCAGATAAAACATTATAAGTGGGCCAAATTGAACCGCAACCATTAGACCAAAATACCGCTTGCACTCCTGGGTTTCCACTTCCTGGTGAATATGTATTACCGGAAGTAATAGTAATACCAGCACCACTTTGCCAATTTCCAGCGGCCGCTGTTGTATAAGCACCAATAGATAAAGCAGTTGGTGCAACAACCGAAACTGTTCCACTTGATACTGATATACCATTACCAGCAGATACAGAAGCATTTGAACCGGCAGGTCCAGTTGGACCAGTAGGCCCCGTAGGTCCAGTAGCACCTGTTGGGCCAGTCGGACCTGTCACAGATGAACCCGCAGCGCCTGTTGGACCTGCAGGTCCTGTCGGTCCAGTTGGGCCTGTAGAACCAGTAGCACCCACAGGTCCTTGTGGACCTAATGAACCAGTAGCACCGGCAGGTCCAGTTGGGCCAGTCGGTCCGGTTGGGCCTGTGGCACCAGCAATTACGTTAGCGATGAGTGATGATAGTTGTGACATATTTTTTTATATTAAGATACACGGACTGCCATACCTATATGATAACTACCCGCACTACCTGAAGCACTCATCCATCTCCAAGATCCTGAAAGCGAATTTGACTTTGAAATGGCCACAGTACCACCACCATTAGGAGTATCAAGACTCATTTCAAAAACTTGTAATTGGTTTTGAGCAGTTCCAGCAGAATAAGTTGATCCAACAACTGGACCAGGATTAGCAAAATCAAAATAAACAAAAGCGTAAGAACCAACAGTATTAAAACTCGTTGATGGACTTCCAGAAGGTCCTGTAGGTCCAGTCGGTCCAGTTGCTCCCGTCAGACCTGTAGGTCCTGTAGGTCCAGTTGCACCAGCAGGTCCAGTCGGACCTGTAACACCTGTTGTACCCGTAGGTCCTGTGGCTCCCGTTGGACCTGTGCTGCCCGTAGGACCTGTAGGCCCCGTTACTCCCGTAGCGCCTGTCGGTCCAGTTGCACCCGTAGGTCCTGTAGGTCCAGTTGCACCTGTAGCACCAGCAACTATGCCTGCGATTGTTGTTGATAATTTAGTTGTTGCCATTATAAATTATTATTTTGATTTACATTAGATGATTTTAAAAAATCTTCATAAAAAGATTTACCATTTTGAAGTCTTTTTTCTACTTCTTCTTGGATAAATTCAACAGTTCCAGTAAAGTCTTTAGCATGTAATTGTATAAAATTGCCATCTTTTTTAAAAAAGATATAATCGTATCCAACTTCTAAATCGTATCCAAGTGGAATAAAATGGTCTTGTATTTCTTTTGTTGTTACAAACATAATAATTACCTTAGTGAATATATTCTTATAGCAGGAGCAGAAGTATAACTTCCAGAATTTAAAACTTGTAAAGAGTTTCCACTCACTCTTATTCCTCCATTATATGCATAAGATGACAATAAGTTTACACTATCAAAACTATACACACCTTTAGTTACAACAGATGCCAATCCAACAACATAACATCCACCCCAATCAGCCCAAATAAAAACAAAACCAACTCCAGTATCTTGTCCAAACGAAAAGTTTGGAACTGTTGTGCTTCCATTTCCAGGAGTAAAAACAGTTGTCCAAGTGCTATTGTTTGTAACTGAAACAGTTGATGGAGCATAACCAATGTCGGTTATTGGAATCGCTCCTGTATTGGAACCATTATATGATAATGTGCTAGTTTGAGTCCTTTTAAATGCACCACCAGTAGCATATATGTTTCCATTAACAGTTAGTTTTTCTGATGGAGCAGAAGTACCAATACCTGCATTACCGCTGTTATCAATAACCATTCTATTAGTAACACCATCGTTAAACTCTAAATATCCGCTACCTACAACTGCATTTTGACCAATATTCCAGCCAGCGTTTCCATTACCATCTTTCCATAAAACACGGCCACTAAATGTGGTTCCTGCCGTTGCATTTTGTAAAATTAAAGTTGGGTATGATCCTGAACCATGTGCTTTAACTGCGGCAATATCACCCGCATAAGAAACTAATTTTCCATAACTAGAAGGCGAACTAGTACCAATACCAACATTCTGTGAAGTATCCACCGTTATTGCATTAGTACCAGCAGTATTGGCATAAATTACACCACCAGAAGATGGAATATTTAAGTTAGATGTACCATTAGAAATTTGTGTAGTGGCACCAGAAGCACCTGTGGCTCCCGTAGCACCTGCTGGACCTGTAGGTCCTGTGGCTCCTGTAGGACCTGTTGCACCTGTAGCACCAACAGCACCAGTAGTTGCTGTCACCTGCCATGTAGTACCATCATAGATGAAATATACTGTTGTGCCTTTAACATCTATCAGATAGTCGTTGACACCACCTTCAATTGTGCTGCCGTTACGTGCAACAGTTAGGTTATTAACTGACCAATCACCACCATCTGTAATGATAACTACGTTACCAAGTGAAGGTGTTGCAGGTAATGTTAATGTGAATACACCACCAGAAGTATCGGCAATATATTGTGCATTTGATACAGCAGTAGTTGTTGTAGTAATTCTAGTCCAAGGTGCAACAGCACCAGTAGCACCTGTGGCACCCGTAGCACCTCTAGGTCCGGCAGTCGTTGCAACACGCCATGTTGTACCATCATATACTAAAGTTGTGACACTATAACCAATATCAATAGTCAAGTCATCGGCAACATTATTGATTGTTGAACCGTTTCTGAGAACAGTTAGATTGTATGTATTGAAGTTGGCATCGTCAGCAATAACAATAACTGCATTTGCTGCAGGTGCTGATGGTAGTGTGAGAGTTTTTGGACCACTAGATGTGTTGACCAGATATTGAGAACCTGAAGTCGCTGTGGTATTTGCAGAGATTACTGTCCAAGGTGTGATTGAACCTGCTGGACCAGTAGGACCTGTGGCACCAATTAAACCCGTGTTTGCGCCAATCCAGTAGCCATTGGCTGCAATGACTGGAGTTGTGCCTACGGTGAGGCCGTTTTTAACGACAAAGTTTGAATTAGTAGCCAAGGATCACTATCCCCATTGGTTGATTATCTATTATTTAGTAAATCGGATATTGTCTTTCCAACCAATCCAGTTCATTTCTTTCTGAATTTGGTTCATACCATCCGTTCTTACCATGTATATTTAGTAGAGATGTAAAGTATTCTTCATACATTTTACCAACTTTATCGTAAGTAAAATTCAATCCCCATTCTCTACAATTTTCTGGTTTAATTTTATCAATGTTCTTTGCTGCCCATACAAACTGTTCAAAGGTACGGCAACGATATCCAGTCTTACCATGTATGTTGAGTTCTGCCAATGCACCCCAATCAGTAGAGATTACAGGAGTACCAGACAGCATAGATTCAATCTGAACACCAGCAAATGGTTCATTATACAAAGAAGCAACAAAACAAGCCTTGGCATTTGACATTAAAGTTTTACGTGTTTCTATATCGGCATATCCAATCTCAAGCACATGTTCTGGTGGTGTGTCGTAACCCATCTCTTTGAGTGAACCTTGGCCAGCAACAATCAGCTGAGCACCAATCTCTTTAGTTGCCTGTATGGCAATGTGAACACCTTTGCCATCATATACACGACCGATATACAGGAAGTAATTATGTTTCTCTTTACTGTATATAAAATCTTCAGTATTAAAATAGTTTGGTATCACCACATCATACCATTTCTCATTACAAACACCAACAGATTCTAATCCATAATATGCCGAATGAACTGCATATGATTCAAATACTTTGTATGGTGCAAAATGACCCCATGCATATCCAATTCCTGGTTCAACGACAATCAAATCTGAATGTGCATCACAGATTGGTTTCATTGGATTACCCCAGAATGGTAATATAAAGTCGTTCTTTTCTTTTCTTACTGAGATTTCTTTGATAGCGTTCTCAATAAAAGTTTTGTATGCCTTGTCATTGGTATCATACTTAAATGTAGTCTTGCGCCAATCGTATGTACCATATACTTCATGCCATGTCCAGTTGTCAATAACTGTAACATGTTCATCACAATCAACAACTGAATCTTCATGGCCATAGTGAATGATTGTATGACCTCTTGCCTTCATCATCTCACAAAATTTAACCACTTTCTGTGTGAAAGCACATGCATTAAATTCTTTAGATGATACTGTGTGTGGTAATCCTAGAACGTGAAATCTCATATTACTTCCACTTAGGACCATCGAACCAACACGCTAGACTGTATCTAACACCAGATGTAACCTGAGTCGCCTGGTGGTCTAGGAACGAGGGAATAAAGATTGCTGTGCCTTGTGTACGTAGTTCATCGGCATTTGGCTTCTGGTCGGCAAATACCTCAAAGTTACCACCTTCATATTCGGATGGATCGGTAAGTTGTACGACAGCGGAGACTTTTCTATGGTATTTTGGATCGTTGTTCATCCAGAATACATCGTGGTGTTTTTTGTATTCACCTTGATAGGCAGAGTCGTATTCTGCCAGTTGCATGTAGTCAATCTTTGATAAATGAAAATCAAACCAGTCATCATTGGCACGAATGGCCATCTTCCACATTCTATCAAACAACCACTCAAATTGAGTATGTTCTTTTTTGATAAAACGTATTTTGCTTTTGCGCCAGCTATCGTGCTGGGCTTCACCATCTGGTCCTAATTTTGCCTCCTGAGCAGGCAATAATAATCCCATTTCTAGGATTGATTTGCATTCCTCAGGAGTAAAATGGTTCTTAAAGTAACACCATTCACCTCTCATAATATACTCACTTTCAAAATAAAATTACACTACAATATTTGTTCTCACTAGTTTAACTGTTGTTGCAGAATTTGTTGGTGTGAACAATAAGTTTACTATACCAGTTGAAATACTTGCATCAAAGGTACCCAATGATGCACTCGTAAATACTTCACCATATTGTGCCATTGAAACAGTTGTGCCATCATGTACTATTGATAACTCAATTACATGGTAATTTGTACTAGAAGTCATCTGTACAAAGTACTTAGCACTCCTATATGTAGTCGTTGCAAAAGAGTCGACCGTAACTTGTGATACACTTGATGTGGTAAATGTGTTACTTGTATTGTATCCAACACCATTCAATGAGATGGTAGTATTAGATGTTAATGACGAAGCAACAATCAAACTGTTAGAAGAAACGACACCACTTAATGCACCACCTGCTTTAGGTAAGGCGTTGTTAGCAGTTGTGAATGCTGAATTAGCCTGTAAGAAAGCACCGTTAGCGTAAGTTGCTGCTGAGTTAGCAGTACCAAATCCTGTATTTGCCTGTAAGAATGCTGAGTTGGCATAAGAAGCGGCAGAATTGGCAGTACCAAATGCTGAGTTAGCGTATGAGCCTGCTGTTACTGCCTTGGCATCTGCCGTAGCGGCATTTGTTGTGGCAGTATTTGCTTGTGTGTATGCTGAATTGGCATACGATCCAGCAGTAACTGCCTTAGAATCTGCCGTAGCGGCATTCGTAGTTGCTGTGTTTGCCTGAGTGTAGGCAGAGTTAGCATAACTGCCAGCAGTAACTGCCTTAGAGTCAGCAGTATTAGCAGCTGAGAAGGCAGAGTTGGCATAACTTGCTGCTGAGTTAGCAGTACCGAATGCTGAGTTGGCATAACTGCCAGCAGTAACTGCCTTGGCATCTGCTGTTGCTGCGTTGGTTACACCAGTATTTGCCTGTGTGTAGGCATTTGTTGTGTATACGAATAAATCTACACCGTTACTTGTGATAGAGTAACCTGCTACGTTAGCAACCAATGTAGCGGCATTTGCTGCGGTCAATGAACCAGCAGCCAGAGAGTTGCCTGTAGGATTGTTTTGTAATCCTTTGAACAACAGATATGTATTTGTACCTGCTTGACGAGCAAGACCTGTATAGGTTACTGAGCCTGTATTTACTACACCATAGAAACCGATATCAACTGCATCGCCTACTGTATTATTGGCAGCCAATTGAATCAATGAATCATTTGTACTTACAGTTGTTGTATTAACAAATGTCTGAGTACCAGAGACAGTTAAGTTACCGCTAATGGCCAAGTCACCAGTAATTGTACCACCTGCTTTTGGTAGTGCGTTATTAGCAGTTGTGAATGCTGAGTTTGCCTGTACAAAGGCCGAGTTGGCATATGATCCAGCAGAGTTAGCAGACGTAAATGCTGAGTTGGCATATGAACCTGCCGAGTTAGCAGTTGTGAATGATGAATTGGCATATGAACCAGCACTTACGGCCTTAGAGTCAGCAGTATTGGCAGCTGAGAAAGCAGAGTTAGCATATGAACCTGATGTTACTGCCTTAGAATCTGCCGTATTAGCAGCCAAGAAGGCAGAGTTAGCATAACTTGCAGCGGAGTTAGCAGTACCAAATCCTGTATTTGCTTGTAAGAAGGCAGCGTTAGCGTATGAACCAGCAGTAACTGCCTTGGCATCTGCCGTAGCAGCATTTGTAGTAGCAGTATTTGCCTGTGTGTATGCTGAGTTAGCATAGTTACCTGCTGTGACTGCCTTAGAATCGGCAGTTGCTGCGTTAGTGGTTGCTGTATTTGCTTGTGTGTAAGCAGAATTGGCATATGAACCAGCTGTTACTGCCTTGGCATCAGCTGTTGCTGCATTGGTTGTTGCAGTATTTGCCTGAGTATATGCTGAGTTAGCGTAGTTACCAGCGGTGACTGCCTTAGAATCTGCCGTATTGGCAGCCAAGAAAGCAGAGTTAGCATATGATGCTGAAGAATTGGCAGTACCAAACGAAGCATTTGCTTGTAAGAAAGCACCGTTAGCATAAGTTGCTGCTGAGTTGGCAGTACCGAATCCTGTATTTGCCTGTAAGAACGAAGCGTTTGAGTATGCGTATGGTGCAGCAGCCGTAGACTGTTTAGTAGAGTCATAGAATGTGATACCGTTAGCAGTATGGAATTCTACATCACCACCGAACCATGTCTTACCAGAAGCAACTTCAAGTGAGTATGTATTACCAGCAAAAGTAGTATTGTTACCAGCAACAGGTGCCCCAGCAATATACAATGTTGCGCCGTTGGTATATGTTATACCTGTATTTGCTGCATCAATTGTTACAACACCAAGACTAGCAACAGAAGCAACTTGTGCAACAGTTGCATTTGGTGCTGATGTAACATCATAAATTTTTGTTGTTGGTACTTGTAAGAAACCACCAGCAGTTAAGTCGGCAGCACTTATTGATTGTGGTGCTGAAGCAATTAACTTGCCTGCCTTGATACTGCCATACAGACCACCAAATGAACCTGTTGCATCAAAATCACCTGCTTTGTAGAACTCAAAAGAACCTGAATCATTTGCCCAGCCAGAGAAGGCATGACGATTGGCCAATATCATTGTACCGGCAACTGTTATCGATCCTGGATTTGGATTACCGATTGTGTAGGTAATATAACCTGGACCCGATGTTTTAATCAAGTATGTTCCATTGTATTTTGCCGGCGTGCAACCTGTAATAGTTACCCATTTACCTGTAGGCAATGTGCAACCTGTTGCACCATCTGTGAATGCTACATTAGCATCTTGTGATGACCAAGTACCTGAATTTAATGGTACTTGTGTTATTCGTTTTGCATTACCCAAAGCGCCTGATGTAACAACAGAAGCATTTGTTGGATTTAAGAACGAAACTGAACCTGCACTTGATGCTGTAACAACATATGAACCATTGAAACCTGATGGTGATACACCAGAAATTTGTATCACTTCACCAACTGGTGAAATAAATCTATCTGATATAGTAAGTGTTGCTGTTGTTCCGTTACCAGAACCACCTGTAACAACACATGCTGCACCTACATCATCAAAATATTCATATTGAACACCAATATCTACACCATCATTAGTTGATATGTATGTATTACCAGCTGGATCGTGTAATGATATGTATGGATTTGCGTATGTAATAGTTGTGGAAGATGTTGATGTTGTACCACCAACAACTGTCAATGAACCTGTAATAACTGCATCACCACCAACATTCAAATTCTTGGCAACACCAAGACCACCATCAACAATCAATGCACCGTTTGTATCTGTGGTTGATTGTGTTGTATCGGTGATATGTGTGGCACCAGTTAATGTGCCACCAGTATTTGCTTTGTTATAAGCAGCTTGTGCTTTTGTATCAGCAGCAGTAATGTTTGTATTCTGTGTAAGGTCGACACCTTGAATTGTGGTAATGTCACTAGCATTTGTATTTGCTTTACTGTATGCTGAATTTGCCTGTAAGAAAGCGGCATTAGCGTATGAACCTGCTGATACAGCCTTAGAGTCTGCCGTATTGGCAGCAGAGAAAGCCGAATTGGCATAAGAACCAGCAGTAACTGCTTTGCTATCTGCTGTATTGGCTGCCGTGAAAGCAGAGTTAGCATAAGAACCAGCAGAATTTGCCTGACCGTAAGAAGCATTTGCTTGTAAGAAGGCACCGTTGGCATATACACTAGCAGAATTAGCGGTACTAAATGCTGAGTTAGCATAAGAACCAGATGTGACTGCCTTAGAGTCAGCAGTATTGGCTGCCGTGAATGCTGCGTTTGCTTGTGTGAAAGCACCATTAGCATACAGAGAAGCACCTGCTGCATTACTTACAGCAGTATTAGCAGTTGTGAATGCCGAGTTGGCATATGAACCAGCAGTAACTGCCTTAGAATCGGCTGTGTTTGCTGCGGTAAAGGCAGAGTTACCATAACTTGCTGCTGAGTTGGCAGTACCAAAAGCAGAATTGGCTTGCACAAATGCCGAATTAGCATACAATGCTGCAGAGTTAGCAGTACCAAATGCTGGCGCAACTTGTGGTGCTACGTTGTTTGCTGATTCGAATGCTGCATTGGCTTGTGCAAATGCTGCGTTAGCATATAGTGCTGCTGAGTTAGCAGTACCAAACGAAGCATTTGCTTTACCAAATGCCGAGTTGGCATATGTTTCTGCTGATGAAGATGCTATGTTACTATATGTTGTACCATCATTAGTGAACTGCCAAGATTTTACAGATTCTTTCCATACTAAAGATGTGTTTGCTTGATTACCACGATTAACTTCAACACCAGAATCTTGTGTTGGTGTACCAGTTACATTAGAGTTCAATGTAATGATGTTATCTTGAACAAGTAAGTTAACTGTATTGGCGTAGAATGTTGTACCAGTTACAGTAAGATTACCAGTAACAGTTGTATCACCTGTGATTGTACCACCAGATGAACTGAATTTTGAATTAGCTGCTGAGAAGGCAGAATTAGCATATGAACCAGCAGAATTGGCAGTAACAAATGCCGAATTGGCATATGAACCTGCCGATACAGCCTTAGAGTCTGCCGTATTTGCTGCGGTATATGCTGAATTAGCATATGAACCTGCTGTGACTGCCTTAGAATCTGCGGTGTTAGCCGCTGAGAAGGCAGAGTTGGCATATGAACCTGCTGTGACTGCCTTAGAATCTGCGGTGTTAGCCGCTGAGAAGGCAGAGTTGGCATATGATGCTGCTGAGTTTGCTTGACCAAATGCTGCATTGGCACCAAGGAAGGCAGAGTTAGCATATGAACCTGCTGAATTGGCAGCATTATAAATTTGTTGTACGTCAGATGATGTACCGCTTGCAGTAGTAACTACAAGTGAACCACCAGTATTACTGAGTGTGATACCATCAATATTGATAGAACCTGGACCAACATAGATAGAATGCCAAACTTTATCTGGACTACCCAAGTAATAAGTATTTGATACTGTTGGTACAATATTTGCTGTCATCAGCAAATCACCAGTCATCGTACCGCCTGCCTTAGGTACTGCGTTGTTTGCTACAGAGAATGCTGAATTGGCTTGTACAAAAGAGGAGTTAGCGTATGAACCAGCAGAATTGGCTGTGTTAAACGATGCATTGGCTTGACGGAAAGCACCGTTAGCATATGATGCAGCAGAATTTGCCTGTTCAAATGACGCATTGGCAAACAGGTTAACTTGTGTAGTGAAGTTATAAGAATTAGATGCAGCGGTATATGCTGTATTTGCCGCATCAAAAGCAGCATTAGCTTTATTAAATGAAGGCTGAATTTGTGGAGTTACATTATTAGCAGAATCGTAGGCAGACTGAGCGAGGAGTGTTGCTGTATTTGCCTGACCATACGCTGAGTTAGCATATACGCCTGTAGTATTTTGACTGTAATATGCTGCATTGGCCTGTACGAATGCTGCATTTGCTTTTAAGAATGCTGATGTAACAATATCATTTGAACCAGCATTGTTGGCTGCATCATAGGCAGCCTGAGCAAATGACATTGTAGCAAGAGGATTACCACCAGTAGTTACACCGTCATGTACAACAATGGTTTGTTTGTCTGTATCTACGGTAAGTTCCGCCACAGCACCAGTAAATATGGCAGTCTGTGCGGTATTACCTCGTCTGAATTGTAATTGTGTTGGCATTCTTTAAATTCCTAATATGACTTCTTATTTATTTATGCTACGCTTCCGAGGTCTATCGAGATTAAACCTGCTACAACAGGATCAATCCTCATATCGTACATTGGACTGATATTTTCCATACCATCGCCACCGTATAGAGATTCTAATACATATCCATAATCACCAGTTGGGAAATGGAACAATGTGGTTACACTAACACCACCGGTACCACCACCAGTATTTGCTTGTTCGTATGCGTTCTGTGCTAATGTGTAGGCTGAGTTTGCTTTATTGAAGGCAGCCTGTGTGAAACCTTCTAGATTTGAATGTTGTGGTGTAGCAATGTTACCAGAAATATATATGTCAGTTTTGACATTCATTTCGTTGGCATTCATAACAACGACTACATTACTTTCTTCATTTCCACCAACAACAAAATGTATTGCCTGACTTTGTTCTGTCTGTGTTAATGTACCAATTACAAGGTTACCACCAAGTTGTCCTGTGTTGCCTTGTACAAGTAGATAACCATCCAATGGATATAAGGCACCTTGTTCTAATTGAGAACCTTGGATACCCATATCAATATAGAATGTAGTATCATTACCAACGTCAGCAGTAACCACAAAGTCAGCAGAACCATGTGGGTCAATGTTCTGTGCATTAACCTGTACATAGGAGTCGGTGTTACCTGTAAACTGTGCAATCAGGTTAGGGAGTGGTGTAGCAGCTGCCGTGGCCAGACCAGAATATAGAGTTCTGTTTACAATGATATTGTCAGCACGGACATTTGCCGACTGAACATTCAAGTCACCGGTCATTGTATCGCCGGATTTACTTACCTTTGTATTTGCTTCATTATAAGCATCTTGTGCAAGTAAATAACTAGCAGTACTTGTTTGTGAAATCCATTGTCTCTGACCAGGAGAAGTGGTATTATAAGTTAATATATCACCATTGGTACTTGTACCTAAATTCGGTTCAGCAGAACTTAAATCCAAAAACTGATATCTACTGGACTCGACATTAGCCGAGTCCCTTACTGGTACTCTTCCGCTGGTAAGTCTTGATTTGGTACTCATAGTTTATTGATTTGCTGTCTCTAGATATGACAACAATAATTGAGATTGGCCAGCCGTAGTACCGTTGGTTGCCTGTATACTGAAGGTATCTCCAGTTTGTAATATTAATTTACCTGTCAAAAGAGATAATGAATCATGTGTTGGAACACTAGCATCTTTAATGATTGCTGTTTTTTGTGAATCTCTAACATGATTTGCTGAAATATGAATTGTTTCTTCAGATATGTTTGCAACCTGTGCCATTAAAACTACTGTCGTGACTCCAGCCGGTGTGGTATAAACATTTTCTTCCGATGTTAGTATATCAAAAGTTGTTGTTTTAAATGTGTTTAATGGAATTTGTGCCATCTTATTAACCTTCTAGTGCCAATATGTAAGGAGTCAATTCAGCAAAAAGACTCTTCGTAAATGTTCTTCCGGTAATCGTTGATGATTCTTGATTGATAGTTAAATCAGAAACAGTAAAATTACCACTTTGGTCTGTCGCTGTAGCATACACTGCACCTTCACCTATCACAACAATTTGATTCTCAGAATTTGCTATGCCACCTAATCTAGGTATGGCATGTATATCTGTACCTGCACCAACATATTCAAATGTTTGTCCAGAAGCTCTGAGTTGACTCTGTTGGTAGAACGACACATTTGTTCCACTTGTAAATGAATTCGCCACAGCAGTACCAAAAGTTACTGTTGTGTTTCCACCAACCAATGTAGTTGCCGATGATACAGAATAATATTGACCTGCTGTATCACCATCAACCAACATAATCAAACCAGTATATGGAATTGTTGCTGCTATACCTAAATCAGTATTTGCTACAACATTATTTAGGTCTATCGTATATGATTGTTGGTTGCTTGTGTTAGCAATAGTAGCAGTCATTGCTAACTTGCCTTTACCATTGGCAACCAGTCCTCTGTTACCAAAGTTTACGTTACAGTTACCCATAGATGCCGTGCCACCAGATTCTGCCAAGAATCCTATGTCACAGAATATACTATACATGGAAACCAACTGAGAGTAACCATCATTTAAAATGTGTATGCCTATACCACCAGAATTGACCTGAGTGAACTGAGCAGATATCATACTCTTGTTACCCGTGGCCAAGTCACCGTCAACCTTAATACCTGTTCCAGTAGTTGTTACAGATGAACTGTTATAGATGTACGGACTGCCGGTAATATAGGTTGAGTATCGTTTGTTTGATGCCGCTGGTACAGTTCTCCGTGGAATCTTCAATTCAAATACAGAAGATTCGTTTGGTATAGCAGGTGCCCATGCAACATCTAGTGTGGCAATATTTGTTGAACCATTATATGCAATAATATTTGACGTTTGTCCCACACCTGTACCAGAAGTAATAGTAACAGACATACTGTTATAGTAGTTGTCATATGGTTCTGGATCAATATCGATTAGTGAGAATGTGTTTCCACTTACATCAGCAAAGTTACCTGTTGCAATTACACGATTTGGAAAAGCGATTGCTGAACCTGTGTAACTTTGGAATTTGAAACCTGTGACATAACTATTGTTATTCATCCAGAAGATATCATTGGCCGATGTTTGTGGTTGTATGATACAAGTTCTTTCACCTGAACCTTGTACTTGTACATTCTGTGGAATAATAATAGGTGTTTTCTCTACATAGATTCCAGATGTTACAATCACGGCATCACCTGGACTTGCTGCAGCGATGGCTGCTCTGATAGTTGCCTTGGCAGAACCAGGTGTATCACCTACTAGGTCATCGTTACCATTAGTTGAAACATAAAAAGTTTTACCTACTGGTGTTGAAGATATGTCAACAACTTTTCCGTTACCCAACTGGATGAACATACGTCCATCATTCAAGTTGACTACAGGTTCACCAGGAACAGTAGTGTCGGCAGGTAGAATATAACCTGCCGTGTTTACATGTGTTAATGTTGGTGTCGAATCAAATTTGATTGTCTTTGATGAGTTGTTCGCCGTGATACTAACATTATTACCAGGAATAATTGATAGTATGTCTGTAGGTGAACTTGCGATTACTAGAGAACCGTTAGCATTAACAGTTGCAAAAGTATCTTGGTTATAGATGTATGATAGGCCATCTACACCATCTTTATAATACAGTCTTCCATCGGCATAGTTTAAAGCAACCTCACCGTGAACTAAATCTACTGGTGTGTTACCTGATATGCCTGATTTTTTTAACTGGATTGATGTGTTTGACATTTACTTAAAAACTTCCGCCGTCCCTTGTTTCGTCTGCAAAAAGAGTTGCCTCTGGTTCAACTGTAATCATTTTTTCAATATTACTTTTCTTTCGCTTCACAGGAGTAGTAGGAATAGTTTTCAAGGTTTCAATCTGAGAATTTAAATCATCAATCGTGGCATTCTTTTCTTCAACCAATTTCTGGAGTTCAACCAATTGTGTTCTAAAAGTATCCATATGACTTAATTGATGTTTCAACTTATCATATTCGGTACGAATCAAACCTGCTTTGGTAATCTCATCTCTCAAACCAACAATCGTTTTATTCAGTTCTTGGATTTCATTATTTTTGGTTGATTGAACCTGCTGCAATTGTTCCGTATTCTTCTTAATGAGTTCATTCACATCATTATTTTTAGTCGCTTGAGTTTGAGAAACTTGTTGCCTTAATTTTTCTATTTCATTATTCTTAGAAGCCTGTAAATCAACAAGTTGTTTCTTTAAATTTTCAATCTCACCATTTTTTGCAGATTCTTTCTCAGATAAAGATTTCTCTTTTTCCAATTTTAAAGAATTGTTTTCATCCAATAATGTCTGATAACCTTTAGAGACTTCTTCAAAAATTTCAGCATTAACCTTTGCGTTGGCTTTTAGTGAAAGGTTTTGAAGAATCTGGTCATTAAATGTGGATGTCAACAACTCAACATAATATGTGCTATACTTTTCCTGACTCATCTCAAACTCCTATTATTAATACATTATATAGACAACAAAAAATTACCTTCTACGAGTTGATGGTGCTTCACCTTGAGTTAAACGAATAGCAATATTCACATTATGAATTGCTTCTGCGTTGTCTTCATTTTTAAACTCTTCATTATTTTTCGCAGATTCAATTACCGAACTCATAGAAGTACGGTAATTTTCAAATGTGATTGTGCCAGAATTTAATTGACTCATTAAAGAAGTCGCTGTATCACCTAGTGTGTTAGCTGAGATTGCCATTTTATTTTCCTTTGATTATTAATGATTAGAATGAACCGCCATCTAATGCATATGAGTAACGAACTTCTTTTGTATCAGAGTTATAGAACACCAAACCATCATATGTATTGTCTTGAGTTTCAGTATAACGGATTGGATTGACATACAAACCAGATGCACTAGCACTCAAATCCGAACCAGAAGCATTCAATACAATACTGTTGTTGAAACCGTGGTCATACGCTGCACGATAACCAAGAGCAATCTGATAATCACCTAATCCAGATGTACTAGCGTAGTAACCTGCTTCGTGACCGATTGCGATAGAGTAATTATTTGCTTGATAACCAGCATCGGAACCCATTATGATAGTGCCTTCACCTGCCGTATAACCAGCATTATCACCAATTGCAATACCATAATCACCTAAACCTTCATTACCAGCGTAATGACCTAAAGCAACTGCATGATAACCTATGTTATTAGCACCGGCACGGTTACCAATCGAAACGGATTGTGAACCGGCATATTCTTGACCAGCATAACGACCGATGGCAATAGGTGCCCAGCCGTTAGTGTTTGCAGAATTTTCACCGGCATAAGTACCGATTGCAATAGTATCTGTGCTTTGATAATTATTACCAGCGGTGTCACCGATAGCGATTGCGCCATGGCCTTGATGAGTTTGACCTGCTTGATAACCTACTGCCACAGCATATTGGTTTTGAGTGTCTTGACCAGCATAAGTACCAATAGCTGTTGAATAATCACCTTGATAAGTACGACCAGCACGGCGACCAACAGCAACTGCTTGATAACCTTGATGGTCATTACCAGCAGCAAAACCTACTGCAACAGAACTACCATCTTGGTAATTTTGAGCGGCAGCATGACCGATAGCAACAGAGTTTGTACCTTGATAACCTTGACCAGCATTGTAACCTACAGCAGTAGCAAAGTAGTTTTGATTGGTATTACCGGCATTATGACCGACTGCAACTGAATCATAGTTTTGATTTGAATTACCAGCACCTTCACCAATTGCAACAGAACCACTATTTTGACCTGAAGCAGCAGCATCAATACCAATTGCAACACGACCATAATTATCGTTTGTGTAATCTATATTGTTACCGAGTAGAACACTATTTGCTGAGCAAGCAAGTGCTGTGCCCAAATCAGAATATATTGCACCTGTGTCAGCAGAAACAGTCCAAGTGTGTGCGCCATTTGAAATTGCATTTCCTGATGCTGCTGCTCCATATGTAATTTCATGCGTCACAGCATTATAATAAGCAACATTTGCTGTTACAGCAACATTGAGTGAATCAACAAACAGACCAGATTCACCATCAGAGATGACTGTACCGTTTGCTAATGTGATACCAGAGTTATTGATTGTTACATCAGTAGAAACAAGTTCTTTAGTTGATGTGTTGTAAGCAGTAACATTACCACCTGTTGCATTGTTAGCACGGATTGGATCAATGTAAAGACCAGCATCTTGACTACCATTCAATTCGTCACCAGAAGCATTCAGAACAATAGAATTTTCATGTTGGTTTTCTTGACCAGCAAGTGAACCGATTGCAATTGCATTATTACCTTGTTGGTATTGACCTGCTCTATTACCTAATGCAACTGAATATTCGCCTTGTGTTGTTTCACCAGTCCTACGACCAATAGCAACAGAATTTCTACCCTGGTCATAACGACCAGCATCTGAACCAATAGCAGTTGCAACTGTTCCTTGATTTGAATTACCAGCACTTCTACCAATTGCGGTAGCACCCCATCCTTGTGATGTATTACCTGCTTCAGAACCAATTGCAACAGCATATCCGCCTTGGTTACCAGAACCACTTAATTCACCAATTGCAACAGCACCATATCCTTGATAATCTACACCAGCAGCCCAACCCATGGCAACAGAGTAATCACCTTGAGATACACGACCTGCTCTACGACCAACGGCAACTGAATCCCAACCTTGACTATCTTGACCAGCCCAACGACCGATAGCTACGCCACTAAATGATTGACTTGTTTCACCTGCACCAGCACCAATTGCAACAGCAGATATATCTTGTTGATAGTTACCAGCATGTGCGCCAATTGAAACTGAATTACCTGATTGTTGGTAGTTACCAGCAAGTTTACCGATAGCAATAGCATTGTAATTTTGTGATTCATTACCAGCATAATAACCAACAGCAATTGCACCTTCAGACTGGTCGATTTCACCGGCAAATTGACCTAGTGAATAATTATTCAGTTCATTATTAGCATTCAGAACTTTGTCGCCATTAATAGTCAAATAGATATCTGAATCATTTACGTCTGAGAATAAACCGGTATTTGAAGCCGTATTGAAAGCATAACCGCCATCTTGACCCATATCAGCAGCAAAGAATTGCTTAGCATACAATGATGCACCGTTGGCAGACAAAGCACTTTGTGTAATGATATTGGATGTTAAGTTTTCTTGGTCACCCAGAGCAATATTATCAAACAAATAGAAGTCTGATGTACCAGCGTTACGAACCAAACCGGTTACAACTGTACCATCAGCACCTTCGTGTTTGCCGTAGAAACCAATATCAAGTACGTCACCAATTGTGTTGTTGGCAGCAAGTTCAATTAACGAATCGTTTGTTTGATTGATTTGTGATTCTACATATGTTGTAGTACCCTGAACAGTCAAATTGCCAGAAATTTGAACGTCTGTGTTGATGTGTTGTGAAGCACCTTCTGTATTAGAACGAACAACTGTGTCATCAACATCTAAAGTTATTGTATTGCCATCAACATTTGACGTTAAACCTTCACCACCAGCGATTGTTAGTGTGTCTGTTAACAGATTGATAGTATTTGGACCACCAGAATCACCATCAACAGTCAGGTTTGTAACCAAACCGGTAAGAGCAGAACCATCACCAATAAAGTAAGCGGCAGTAACATTACCTGCGGCAAAGTCACCGTTACCATCTCTGATTACTAGTGTGTCTGGTGTATTGGCTGAAGTTGCCGAATCAATAATATTGGTATAGTATTCACCACCAATTTTGTAGTAACCAGGACCTGTAGCAGTGTTAGCGCCAATAAACAGGGTATTGGATGCATATGAATATGCTAACTCACCTATATGTAAATTACCAGGTGTGGTATTCGCTAAGGAGCGTTTAATGAAGATTTGTGTATTGGATGCCATTTTCTACCCTTATTATTATTGTTTTGTAGATTTTTTGTTATTAGTCTGGAGCGCCGACCATTGCCACAGCATTACAGATTGTATGCCATGCATCGTCATTCTTGCTACTCTTATTCAAACCAGCCACATTAGGAACAACTTGTGCATTCATAGAATCTTTAAATTGTTGTAATGTGATTGCTTTGGAATTGAATTGGTCAACTAATGACTTGGCTGTTGTTGCCAAAACCACCATTGGATCTGCTGGATTATGAGTGTAAGTCATTTTTATTCCCTTTTATTATTATAGTTATTCTTCTATTTATTAAAAACTGCCACCGTCAATTGGATTAATTACGTTAGCAATATAACCCTCACCAGCAATAGCGATTACCCCATTGGCATTGTTACCAATATATAGTGTGTTTGAAGTGAATGAATATGCTAATTCACCGTCATGTAGTGTATTTGGTGCATCATGGTTATAAGAACGGAGAATCTGAATGGTCGTATTTGCCATTTAAAAGAACCCCGCATCTATATCCGCAAGATTTGTTGTGGAATTTGTTACATAGAAATTGTTATTCGCAGCATTATAGGCAATAACATCTCCGTCTTGAGCACCAGCCAAAGACAAGTCTGTGGCACTTTTGAGTGTCTTGGTGCCGTAAGCAATATTACGGACTGTTGGTCCAAATTGGTTTCCTACTTGGACTCTGATTGTATTAATTGGATTCGCTGGCATCTCTATACCTTAAAATTTACTAACTTGTGGTATAACATTCACGATACCTTCCAGAACCCTCGTCACATTATTTGCAGTATCTTTAATAATTACGTCATAAACATAACGACCCGCAGCAATATTAGCTGTGTTTGCTGATGGTACAGACATATTAATGACACCCGTTGGTGGATCATTAATCGTTATTGTAAAATGTGAGGTTTCGTTGGTAGAATAGTAAGATTTCTTGATTTGGCCTTTGGCAGCAACACCTGTCAAATCATATGGGTCACCATTTACATCATCCAACGTAATGGAGGTGTAAAAATCTGTTCCTTGTTCTAAGAATAGTTCGGTGTAAGCTGCTGACATAATTTTTTGTTATAGTTATCTAATATTTAGTCTAAGAGTGGATTCACTTTTTGGAATCCTGAAGCTGTCGGAGAAAATTCTCGGGCCGGAACGCAAAATTTCGAAATTTTAGGAATTCTTCAATGCCCGAACTTCTTTAGTCAAATCTCTCAAACCTTGTAACACAAGAACCGATAACAATTCATAATTAACAGCATAGATTTTTTCCAAACCAGTATTTTCATCCAACGGAGCTGTTTCATATACCAATTCAGGGAATTTTTGCATTAAATCTTGAGCCATAACACCAATCATTTGTTTACCTGGTCTAGTTTTATAATTAAAGTAATATGTTGATAATTCAATTAAATCATCTAAAATATCTTCCAAAGGAATTAAGTTTTCCTTCAGTCTCCTATCCGAAGTATTATAATAGGCCGTAATCTCATTTGTTGCTCGAATCTCACCAGCAGTACCCGTAGCAGCCGTACCAACACCTATAGAATTGTGTTGGACATTGGATCCTGTTGCTACCGCTTGGTCCATAGTGTATTGCAATCTTGCTGCAGATAATGTACCGGAAGTAATATTAGTTGCGTTTGTCGTGTCTGTTGTGGCTGATGTGGCCAAACCAGAAACAGCACCAGAAGCAATTGCGATTGCCACAGAGTTTGCTGATGTTAGACGACCTTGTGCATCAACAGTAAATCTAGATACGTAACTTGCTGAACCATATGATGCGGCTGCAACTGATGTAGTCGCCAACTGGCCAGCAGTCATCACACCAGTTATTTTTGTATTGGCAAGAGATGTTATCCAAGATGGATCAGCATAAGAACCATTTACATAAACACCATTGGTTACTGTTCCAGAATTACCTGTAATATTTGTGGTCAATGTACCAGAATTATTTGTCAAATTCTGTACATATGCCGTTGTGGCCAGAGCAGTATTTGATGTACTTGTAGCCATCGTAGTGGCAATAACTGGTTGACTGAATGTTGCACCAACAAATGTAGGTGAACCAGTTGTTCTCAGGTCTTGTGATGTACTGATTGCTAAATTGTTAGCAGAAGTGGCAACAATAGTTAAACCATTATTACTTGAGAATGAAATTACACCAGAACTCTGTGAAACAGAACCTGTAGTACCAACAAATGTGTTTGCAAATGTATTTGCCAAGGCATAAGCTGAGTTTGCTTTGATAAATGCAGCATTTGCCTGATTGAAAATCGGTTGAACTTGTGGTGCTACGTTGTTGGCCGATGCAAATGCTGCGTTTGCCTGTAAGAAAGCAGAATTGGCATACAAACTGGCTGAATTTGCTGAGGAGAATGCTGAGTTAGCATATACACCAGTTGTGTTCTGTGATTCATAAGCCGAGTTTGCTTTGATGAAAGCAGAATTTGCTTGTAAGAAAGTTGGCTGAAGTTGTGGTGCTACGTTATTCGCAGCAGCAAAAGCAGAATTTGCCTGTATAAAAGCAGCATTAGCATACAAACTGGCTGAATTTGCTGCAGAGAACGCCGAATTAGCATACACACCAGTTGTATTCTGTGACTGGTATGCAGAATTTGCCTTTATAAATGCTGTATTTGCATAAGAACCTGTTTGGTTTGCCAAGTAACTTTCAGTAATAATACGAGAATAGATATTACCTGTTACATCAAGTGTTTCCCAATACAATGAAGGTTCACTCCAACGAATCGCTGCATTTACACCAGAAGAACCACGGTCAACTTGTATATAACTAGAAATAGCAGATGTTACACCAGTACTTAATTGGAATGTATTTGAAGCGTAAACTGTTGTACCAGTAAGTGTGAAATTACCATTAACACTTAAGCCACCGCCTTGTACTTGTAAACTGTTAACAAATACAGCTGCATTATTACCATCAAGCTTTGTGCTAACAGTAAGTGTTGGTACTGATGCACTGGTATTAGCGGTAATTGTATCACTTAATAAAGATGGTGTACTGATTATATTGTTTGCTTTAACATCATTTGCAATTACACTATTTGAAACAGAAATAATTGGAGTATTAATTGATGTGTTTGCTTGTAATACTTTTGTGAATGTGGTACCAGCTACAGAAGCTGTGGCGGTATTGGTTGAAGTATTAGCTTGTAATGTACCAGTCAAGATAGAAGTATTAGCTTGTACCTTATCAGCATAGGCTGATTGTGTTACACTAGAGATTTGTGTATTTGTTGACGTATTTGCTTGTAATACATCAGTCATAATAGAGGTGTTAGCTTTTACTGTGCCAGTCACAATAGATGTATTGGCTTGTAGAATACTAGTTACAATCGATGTGCTAGATTGTAGTGTGTCGGTTAATACAGAAGTGTTTGAAGTTAATGCACCGGTCAAAACAGATGTATTTGCCTGTAATGAACCTGTAAGTACATTTGTGTTAGCTTGTAATGAACCTGTAAGTACATTTGTATTGGCTTTTAATGAACCAGTTACAACAGATGAATTGGCTTGTACAGTATTTGTTATTGTATTGTAAGCGATTGTTGTATTACCACCAACATAAGCGGAATTAGCAACATATAGACCTGTATTTGGTCCTTGTGCAACCAAAAGACCATTAATATTTGCTTGACCAGAGTTTGTTAAACCTAATATACTATTCGAAAAATAAACTTGACCATAAGCTGTCAAATTATTATCGATGGTGGCAGATGAACCTGGACCTTGAACCAGAAGTTCTTTTTGAACAACGATATTACCGTTTGATTGTAATGCGTTTTTGGTTGTTTCAGAAAGATAAATTGTACCCGTATCTTTTGTATAATCGCCTTTTGCTAATGTATTGTTTTCACCAATAAGAGCATCTGTCGCAATCATCCATTGACCAAATGTATTGGCATAACTTATAGTTGATACTGTATTTGCCATTTTAACCTTTTTCTATTAGTTTTACCATCAGTTTTTTAATATCTGATATGTCGTTTTTGATGCTATCGATTTCCATCCTGAACTTATTTATTTGTTCTTTTTGGACTTCAGCATGTTTTCTTTTTACTTTATATTCTTCCGCACCGGAAAAGTCCTTATTAATCAAGGCCATCGTTTCGGTATCACGAAATAATTTTGTTCCACTTATTGGTATTAGAGCCATATTTAGAATGATGTATTAACATTAGGTGGAAGAGCAATTACACGTAAATCATTAGCAAATGGTACATATGTGTGGTCTGAACTTGTCAACACCACTTTAATGGCAAATTGACTAAAAGAATTGTATGTTTGACCTGTTGTGTTTGTATATGTTACGTAACCTTGGTCAACACCAGATGTTCCTGGTGTAAATACAAATTCATAAGTATCATTTCTAGTTTGTGAATATAATGAACCAGAGTTATTAATCTTGGTCATTAATTGCCATGAACTATCATCGAATCTTTGTGTATCGTTTCTGTTTAAAATTTTGTAATAAACATGAATGTCGGTGTTAACTGGACGATAGGCAGTCAAATAAACATTTAAGTCACCAGAATCAAATGTTGGATCCAACACAACTTTCTTAGTTACATATTTTGCCAGTACATTACCACCATTTTTAGATGTTTCACCTGTTACAACAGCTGATGCACCAGAACCTGCCATACTAGAATCTGTAATTGTAATAGTTGGTGTAGTAATATAACCAGCACCATTACTTGTCAGATATACAGATTGTATAATACCACCAACAATATTGGCTGCTGCAACTGCTTGTGACCCACCAGCACCTGTTGGTGCCGAGACAGTAACAGAAGTAGTATTTGCATTATAACTTGTACCACCAGAAACTAACGTAATTACAGAATTTGACAATTCAGCATTGTTAATGTTCCATTTGATACTGTATACAGAAAGACCGGCATCAGAAACAACAGGACTTACTGCATCATCACCAGTACTCAATTGAGTATACAATGAGAATGATGTATTAGAATTGGCCATCAATACACGTTCACCTTTACCATCAGACAAATAGATATCATCACTTGTTGGTGTACCATATTTACCTGGATTAACATTTGTTGTTCCAGCTGCTGTACCATTAACTAATGTTGCGTTATATGTATAACCAATTGTTGTGGTTGATGGTAAGAAATCTGTTGTGGTAATATTGAAAGCATCAACCAAAACATCGGTTGTTGATACTGTTTCTGTACTACCAGAAAGATTGTTGGCATTCAAATAATAATTGATACTTTGGTCAATTAGTGTTCTTTGTGGTAACTTGTTTGGTACCACATATTGAATTGTTGGTGCAGAATTTATGAATTTACAACGGTCAGCAACAAACATCAAACTTTGATTTTGGTCAACACTCCATGTTTGTGAGTTTTGTGAAGTAAACAATCCACCAGTATATGGAGCACCAGAAATCTTAGTGATTGAAGATGGTTGTACAAACTTTGTATTTGTTGAACCATCTGGATTCTTTGGTGGTACATTTGATACTGAAGATGCCAATGCGGTATCACCGTTAGATGCTGTCCACAATGTATACTGATTTGAATTTGATTTCAAAATGAAAGCATACAGAACACCAGGTTGAATATAAACTGGTGCTGAGAATGTAAATGTCGTAGTTGCTGTTGCATCCAAATATTGTGGTGCAGCAGAAACATTAACCATATCTGGACTTAATGAAACAATAGAATGGTCTAATGTATTACCATCTGGATAACCATTCTGTGTACCGACAATAGACAATTTAATTGGTGAATTATCTGCTGTTGGCTTTGAAGCAAAGAAGAACGACACAGAATTCAAGAACATTCCGTTAGGGAAATTTGTTTTGTCCACAATAAATGTCTGTGCAACTGGATCATATGGATCAAAATTATCAGCAATTATGACATTGTGTCTATAATTTGTAGATGTAAATGTTCCCTTGGCACTTGATGGTGAAGATGAGTAATCTATTGTCTGTGCAGTTGTTTGTAAACCTTCAGCGTAGTAGATGCCTTCAGCATAAGTTGTTTCTGTTCCTAAATTACCAGCAACTCTGTTATCGACACGGAGTGTTCTTTGGCCATTGTGGAAAGAATTAGCAGGTAAATTAAATACACCATAAATTGAACCAGCTTCATCAGTTGAGAATGAACCAATAGAATAGATATCATCAACAGCAACAGTTAATCCTGTGTTTAATGTTATCTTCTTTGTAGTACCGTTGTAAGCAGTAATAGTTGCTTCTTGTCCAATACCTGTACCGGCACACACATAGAATGTATTACCATTATAGTAATTATCAACAGAAGATGCCAAAGGACTCAACTGAATTGTTGTTGAGTTATCAGTAGTAATAATTCTTCCTGCAACATGTGAAGAACTAACTAAATTTCCAAATGCTGTATTTGATGTATATGTACCAGAGGCAGTAAAGAAACCGTTTTGAATTACTCCGTTAGTAGTATATGTGGCGGTATGTTGGTCTGCTGCAACATATAATCGTGTATTGGTTGTTCCAATATACACACCCATCACTCGAGCAGTAGGTGTAAATATACCACTTGAATAATAACCAATGATATCACCTTCTTTGAATGAACCATTTACACCACTCAATTCAATGATATTGGCTTTACGTATATAATTATTTACATTGATATTGTCAAAATAATAATTAACGGAAGTATTGAATAACATTCCTTTGGCACGTGCAACGATTTGTTGTGGACGCATCCATGGTAATATAGAAACATCGGTGATATAACCGTTGTTTAACGCATATGCACCAACTTTGTCATATGCACCAAAAGTATTTGTTTGTACTTGGTCTGCATATGTTTTAGTTTCGGTATAACCAATATTTGTAGTTCCATATCCATATTGACCAGGAGAAAGATATGTATTTACAAAACGACCATGATTTTCAACATTAATTTTTGTCGTATATGTTGTTCCTGGAATAGTTTTCCAGTCACCATTTGTCATCTGATTGATATTATTACTTGCTTGGAACACTTGTAGATTTGGATCCACAACCAATAAAGCAGGTGAATAATTTGTATCAACCCAATTATCTACATTAGGTGATAATGAAATGTAACCATCTTTTAGACTGAACGAAAATGGATTGACGTTAACAGTACGTGAAGCAAACTTCTGTGAGATTACATTTGCTGTTGTGTATGGTAATGTAAAATAATTGATATCACCATCTGTACTAATGTCGTAACCCAAATTGATAGAACTATCAATATTGTTCATGTTATAGGCAGTTGCCAAAGCTTTCAATGGGAAATTTTGTACATTTTGTGTAGCAGTCATCACACGGTCACGGCGATTAATTGTTGCCTTGAAATCGTTGTTTGGTGTGTCAGCCGTAGCAAAACTGGAGAAATCATCAACGAGAATACCGTTTTTGAATCTGTTTAAACCATAAGCATCAGAGATTTGTAATGAATTGGTTTTTTGTTCCAATAAATTTAATGAAGCATAGTATTCAATATTGTTGATTCTGTTTTCCAGACCAGCAATATCTTGCATCGTATAACGCTTGTGTTTGACTTTATCAATAGATAAGTCACCAATTGTTCCTGACGGTGCTTCTGTTGGAATATAACCAGTATATGGTCTATGTGTTAAATTGGCAATTACCAATGAACCATCTGGTTCTGTAGGTATCAATGGATTAACAGAAGGAGCACCTTCAATAATCTTGAAACTTCTATCTTTAGTTAAAACCAATTTATCTTTACGGCCAAGATAATATGTGTAATCAGCTGTAAATGTTGATAGGTCTGTAGGAATAAGCACACCATATCTACTATCACCAACGTTATACTTAAAATCGAATGTTGATGTTGCATTCAAACGAGCAGGCCTGAAGTCAATAGAATCACGGAACAAATATGTTGTACCATGTTTACTAGTATATCCAGGAATGTTTTGATACGATTCTGGTTTTTGTGAATTCAGATAAGAAGATAATGCAAAATAACCATCACCACCCGTGTGTTGGTAATAATTTACAAAGACCAGTAAATTGCCTTTTGGTTGTGATGCGCCTGGAATCAATGTAATTGATGCATGGTCATAATAACTGTCTTTTTGTCCATTATCAAATGTATAATTTTTTGTTACATCATATGAACTATCCGTCAACATTGATAATGTTGGTGTTACACCTGTGTCTTTGGTATCAATAATTTTAACAACAGATTTTACATCAGATAAGTACAAACTTTGTTTTGAACCAGGTGTAACTAATCCAGCATGTTGAATGTAAATTTGACCTTTTGATGTTAATGAAGTATCATCAACATAAGTGTATGATGCAACTTGAGTACCATCTATTTTAACAACAGATGTATTTGCAGTAATCAAATTTTTATATTTCAGTAAATGGTTGCTATCATCCGCATTAGTTACATAAACTTTTTCTAAAACTGTAGCGGTAAAGCCAAAACCACCAGTATTTGTTAATGGAATACTTAATGTAGCTGTTACTGAGTCTGAACTTATTTTGACTGTTCCACCCAAATAAGTCCATGGAATAACTTGACCAACAGTAAATGAAGAGGAACCTGCATTTGTAACAACAATCAAGAAATTTTGTTTGATAACATCTGCACTCAAACCACTAGGAGAAGTTGAACCCAAATGTTTAATTACACCAGCATAACTGCCAGAATATACGATATCTACTGATGCAACGCCGCCACCAGCAGTAAACACAACACCACGATTTAACTGTTGTGTGTTGTATGATGCGTTCTTCAATGAAGCAACATATGGAGAACCAATATTATAAATTAATTCAGGTGCACCTGTATTTTCTAAAATAGTATCACCAGTAGAAACACCACCCATACGGCCAGTTGCATTGATATTTGCATATCCTTTGATTGTGGCAGGATAAGATGTTTTGTCTGCATAGACAACAGTATCAATATCTTTGATATCAAAATTTAATTGATACACAGATGAGGTATCTGGTGTAACTGTCCATGGTTGATTAACAGTTGCAACTTTTGTTACACCATTATAAGATGTGATTGTTCTGAAATCACCAGCACTTGTGCCTTGAGTAATAGAAATGTTCACACCAACATATGAAGTGTTGGATTGTGAATATGTACTAGGGAAAGTGATTGTATTCGTTGCCGCAGAAACTACATTGGCTGATAGTGTAGCATTTTGAATGTCACTTACAAATGCTCTGTACACATAAGTATTTGCATTAGAATCACTTGAATTATGGTCATAAACAAAATTACGAATATAACCAGTACCAACAACGGTAGAATTATATGTGGCAGTATTGGTAGTAATAATATTAGATGATGTGACACAATGTAAGTCAATCTGTTGTGCTGTGGTTACATCAAAGAATGAACCAGAAGCACCACCACGCACTGTATCCACATAGAAGTATGATCCGTAGTCGATGAATACTGGTGTGTTGTTCTGAGATGCCGTGGTTCTTGCACGGTTAGATACCAAATCCACATTTGTACCATTTTGAATTCGGTAACCATGAACATATGCCAAACCTTTACCGACAGTCAATGTATATGTGTTGGCTGATGGGTCTGTCGTTACTGAAGTTGTTCTTGGTGTTAATTTGTAATCTTCAACAACATAATCACCATTGGTTTCATAATCACGTTTGGCAAAATAGTCATCGATAACATTATATACAGAACCTTCAACGAGATTTGATATATTACCTTCTGTTACACGAACCAATTCAATAAAGTTTTGGTCATCACCAAGTTGTATTGGCCGAGCATCCAAATATAAAGCAATTACATAACGGTCAGCACCTGGAGCTTGATAGTTCGATGCACCAACTGCCGGATCCAATAAAGAAGTGTCATTAACATAATCGTAAACAGTTTCTGTGATAGTTAAACCAACTCTTTTAGATGGACTATTATTGTATTTTTCCAAAATAATTGTTGATGGACTAATTTGTACAAAATTACCTAAAATATAAAATACACCTTGAGAGATAGATGCTACAGAAGAGAGTCCTGTTGCTGACGATGTAATTGCTTGGACTGTTAAATTACTTTCCGTATCATAAATGATATCACCATCTTGAAAATGATTACCGGATTTATAAGAAAGAATAAGTGTTGGTGGATCACCAAATGCACCACTACCTGTGGCAGTCGCAACAGCAATAACACGAGCAACAACTGTACCTGTTGCATTTTTAACTAATTTGTTTTCAAGTAATTTTACGTCAATAGCTGTACTTAAATATGTTGCTTGTAGTTTTACATAGTAACAATTAAAATTTGTTGTGACTTGGCCACCAGTAACAGGTGAGTTTTGTTTGAAAATGTTATCAGCAAACTTTGTAACTTGATCCTGTAAAATTGTTTGAGCTTGAGTTAACTCTCTGGCTTGAACTGCACGACCAGGCCTAAACAAAATACGATGAAAGTTTTTCGTTTGGTCGAAATCATCGTAGTATGGATCAGCAGATGCTAATTTATTGTAACTCATTTTTTTCCTTTTAGTAACCTAATACCAGTCTAACTTGTTCTATACCATCAGGACTTCTTTGTATCCCCGACCTGTTTTCCACAAAAACAACATAACCAGAAAGAGCTGAGTAATCTGGAGTGCTATAAGACAACAACGTTCTATTTGTTTTTGTTGTATTTCTGACAGGAGCATTCGCTATTGGTGTTCCTGTTGTATTTATTAGCCTCAAAACATTGCTTGATGTATTGAAACTCAGAACAGTTGCTGTGAATGTTGCATCATCGATGTTATCATTTCGTCCTTGAAAAATACGTTCATCCTGTACATATGTTCCAAAACCAGCAGCAACAAGAAAATCTGTACTTGTACTGTAAATGTTATTATTTGCCGGTAAAGCGAATGGAATGCTATTATTGTCGGCTTCCAACTTACGACCTCTGGTCGTTGGATTAATAACTATGCCAATCTGGTGATAATCTATATCTGTTGGTATGACACCATCTTCAGAACCAGTAAATTCAGAAGTAAACATAATGTGAGAACAACCAAACTCTGATATAGGATCAAAACCGTGGCCGCCTACAGGTGAAGTCGGTGCAAATGCAGCAGCATTAGAACCAGATGCTGACACGATTGTTACATTGGCATATGTATAATTTGTACCAGGATTTTCAACATTGATATCGGTTATCACACCATTATCTACATTTGCAACGTTGGCTCTAGCGCCTGTGCCATCACCTGTAATTTTGATAGTAATTATAGAATTTGCTGGATCATAACCACTTCCACCATTCGTCAGATTTATAACATCTAAACTACCTGCACCAGCTGTAGTTACCAATGGATTAGGTGTATTGGCACCAACTGTAATTGGCATCCAATCATTATCCATGAACTTTATCTTTAGACCGGTATCAATCGTATAGATGTATTTCCATTTATAACCATCTGTACCAGTAAATATATTATTGTTACCATATGTACCAGGTTCAAAATAAGGTTCTACCGTTGATGGTAGGTCATTATTGTTCCAAAGACATTTAAAAACTTGGTCGTATTTGTTTCTGACATAGAAATGGTGAATTAGAAAACCATTTACATCCAATTCAATCATATCAATATCATCTTGGTAGTGTTCGTAGACAGTACCAGATACCCAATCTATTCTTTCAATAACTGGTGAAATATCACTTGCAGTTATCTTTTTAGCCACAAACATACTTTTTTGTACTTGTTTTATGTATTTAACGTCAGCTTGCGGTTGTGAAGGATTGTTATCATCGTCCCAAGGAAGAACTTTTGATAAGAAACAATATGTGGTACCCAAAGGAACTGCCATCAACGTCACACCGTCAAAAGGCGGAACTACAGCTTGAGGAGAATTATATACTAATTCTATTTGAGTTATTTTTGCACTAGTTGTGAGTATGTTTTTATTTGCCATGATTTATTTATCTGTGTTTAACCGAAAATACTATCTCCGTAGACTATTACTTGTGATGCAGTGGCAGTTAATGTACCAGGAACAGTATCAAAGTAATAATAGTCTTTAAGTGTAATCGAACTTGTCAATGAATTTGAACTTTCAATTTGTGATGTTACTACAATTCCATCATCAGTTGTGAAAGTTATAGTTGTATTTGGAAATACTGTATCAACTATACCAACACCATTCATATCATAGAATTCAATAACATTGTTGTAACCCGTATTTCCGGACGGAGATTGCATCGTTACATATGAATTTACATCATCTGTGTAATATGACAATGGATATGCTTTACTTACATTTATATTACCGGTACTCTTAAAAGTTTCTTTTGCTTTCAAAACATATCGACCAAGAACTTTCATACCAGTTGGATGTAATAAATTCAACAATACATCACGGTATTTTGCAATTTCTTTTTCTGCTGTGATTTTGTATGTGAAATTATTATAAATTGAATCTTGTAAAACATCAAAAGAACTTGGTTGTCCTTGTGATGTTAGATATTGACCTTGACTTACAACAAGACCATTTAAGAATGATGCATTGGCCTTTGCTGTACCATCACCATAATTTTTGTAACCATTTACAGTATATGATGCATCATACTGTGTATTCGCCATATTCAGGTGAATATTACGGTCAATATTTAATTGTAATGTTGGGTCTGGATTTGAATTATTATTAAAAACTCTCAACTTATATAATGACAAAGTTGGGTCAATATTACCCTGTAATGTTGTTATAGAATCTACTGTTGCCAAATATGAAGCAACATTTGTATTCGCACCTTGATATATTGTCTCACCTTTTTCTGGCAAAACACCAATTGAAACATTTGAAACAACAATATCTTGAACTTTCAACGAAACACTTGGTGTTGAAACATAATCTTCACCATAATCAACCAAATTAATTGTTGTAACCGAACCCGCACGGTCTACAACGACAGAGAAACTGGCGCCGTCTCCCAGAATTCCTGGAACATAAACACTTGCACCAGATGCCTGTGTATTAGCTGAATTTACTGTTAAAGTAGGCAAAGCTGATGCTGAATAACCCATACCACCTAAAGGATAATCCACAGTTGTACTTGATACATATGAAACATTTGTAATAGCACCGTTGGCATCAACAGTCGTTACATTTGCTCTTGCACCTATACCAGTACCGCCAGAAAATACAATTACATCATTTGCTCGATAACCATTACCACCATCAGCAATTTGTATTGGTCCTAATATACCAAGTGAAGATAATGAAACATACGAATCAATATCGGTTTGGTAATTTGAGGTTGCACTAACTTGAGGTATCTGTGTAATGCCTGAACCACCCGTAACAACAAGCACAGAAGATATTGGGTAAGTTGTAAATGATGTGAATGTCAGAGCATTTGCTAAAGTTGTGTTGGCATCCGAAACTAAGATATTGGAAAAATAATAATTAGAGTTTCCAATTTCAATATCTTTCTTCAAACTTATACTATCTGTTGGAAGAAAAGCTACATTGGTTGTATATCTGTAATCAGGATTAACTGTAGCCACAACAGCATTAGCGCCTGGTCCATTCTCAATATTAATTACTGTATTTGGTGAAAATGTATATCCAAATCCACCATTTACAACAGTTATACTTTGTATTGAACCCGCTGTAGTTTCTCCAACAACAGCTGTTGCACCAATACCTGTATTTGAATTTAAACCATTATATACAACAACTGGATCTCCAGGTTGATACAATAAACCTCTATTTTTTGGATCAATTTTTATTTGACTAACTTGACCTACAATTTTTGCCTTGAGTGGATGGCCGCCAAACAAAATATCTTGATTGTTATTATCAACAACTCTAACTGTCTCACCTGACTCAAACAGACGTTCAATGTTTGAAATAAAAACTTCAGTCTTTGATCCTACAAGTACTGAATTTTCTACGGTTGCAATAGATTTTGTTTTTTCACCAAACAATCTATAATTTTTTATTTTTAAGAAATTTTTATTATTTGTTGCTAATTTTAATGACTTGGCAACATACCATATACCAGATGACGCTTTAAGTACGGCATCTTTAGTATAGAAAACATCAAATTCAGAATCATAAAGTATTCTAAAAAGAAATTTATAAGATGCTGGTGTACCTTTAGTTTGGTACAATTCTCTGGCAACTTTAATTGCTTGCTGTTTGTCAATTAAGATATCTTGTGGAAAATATGGTAAGAAATCATTCGTGAAATAATTCAAGAATTCATCAGTTGTTCTGTCAATATCTTTATAACTTAAAAGATTCTTGGTTCTCTCTGTTACTTTACCATTCTGTTCCATCCACTCATAGTAAGCGGTCAAGAATAGATTAAAATTCCTATAATCAGGATTATCCCGAACGAATTCGGGTAACTGTGAATTAATTAACAGCGATGTTTTTTGGTCGTTTGTTATCATGCTGTTTTGGCAGTTACATTTACAACAATTGAATTTGAATCATATGGATCAATTGTGATGATTCTATTATATGAAGATGAAATGATTGTTGTGGTTGGATTAGCGGTCACAGTTAATTGACCTAGGTCATTGTTAACTTGAATAGGAGCAAAAGAATTTAATGTGACGATACCTTCAACATAATCAATTGTTCCAATATTACTATTAAAAATAGTTTTAACATTTTGTGTATCATTATAATAACTTCTGAGTGTACCATAACGACCTTGTAGTGTCGGTACACCAGCACCTAACAGACCGGTTGTGTCACCAGGAGCTGCAGTAATTTGTACGATTGCACTTGTGTAACCTGAACCAGCAGTTAATACATTAATCTTTTCAATGTGTCCTGAGTTGGTTATAACTGCTTCAGCAGTTGCACCTGTGCCATCACCCAAAATGGTAACTGTAGGTGCGTATTGGTAACCAAAACCAGGATTAATCAGAGCTATTGATTCAAGTCCACCAGTAGATGTTGGAACTTCTTCAATATAAACACCATCAATAATATTTGCCAAATTGATTGGGTCTTTGAATTTAACTGATGGTGTGCTTGTTACACCGCTTTGAAACATTCCACGTACTAGTGGTACACCATAATATAGATTGTAAGTTGATGGTATTGTTAAATTTGGATAAAACTTCTTCTGTAACTTAATTGATATCTCATTTGTAATGATTGAACTGTTTACAGAAGCAATAGCCTTTGAAAAATCTGTTGCAGAAAACGTTGAATTGAAAGTATTTAAACTTGTATCAGCCAAATTTCTTATTGCTGTTCTAACATCACTTTCTATTTGACCAGTAGTCAGATTCGTTTTCTTTGAATCATACAATACATTTGCTGTTACTTGAATATATGTGTAATCTGGATCAACAATAGTTGGTTCCACAGTCATAACAGAAATTGGTCTGATAACATCATTAATCAATCTTTGTTTTTGTGTGGCAGTTAATGTATATGCACCTGCTGGTTTGATAGAGATGAATACTTGACCATATACAGGCGTTTCATTTTCCTGGCCACCCCAAACATTAACTGCACCGATTGGATAACCAGTATCATTTTGTTTAATAGCATTGATGTAATCTTCTTTGGTGACTGCACGTTTCTGTGCAGCATATGCTTTAGGCGCATGAAACTGAATCGATTGTATGGATTCTCTTGCTGCACCTGAGTTTGTTGCTTCAATAGGATTAATTGAAGTGTTTGCATAACCATTGATAGAACTCAATAAAACATAACTGTTTGCACCAGCTGCAGCAGTTCCATCCGTTACGATATATGAAATTCTTACCAAATTACCATTAGTTAATTTTTTACCTAAAACATTATCACCAAAATAAATTTCATAATTACCGGACACACTTTCTTGTATAAAATATACAAGTGAATTATTATCTAAGGACATATAATTCTCTGCGGCACTATAAATTTCATATGATGTATTTACGGAAGACTCTTGTACTAAAACTTGAATAGTTGTGGTATCAACATTTGTATCTGGTATTGTAAACTTTGATTTTGGATTTGAAGTGTTATCAACAGTAAATGACAAAGATGTTGCAACACCTTGTTTTAGTGTAATTCCTGAAAACGTTGCAGTACGGTTAATAACTTGTACAGTATGTGATGTGGGTGTAACAAAATTATAATTTTTACCGTCAATTGCTTCAGACATGAAAGCTGTATATTTTGGTAACGTCAATGTTGAATCAGTTACTTCATTGACGGCCAAATTGATTTTAGATTCGGCTGCTCGTGTAGATTTTGGTATATAATTCAACAATTTGGCGTGAGATACAACAGAACTTCTTTGAATTGCTGTGTCTAAGAACATTTCATTAGCAACCATATTCAAGTAATATGCATTATACTGTGTGTTATAGGCAAGAATGTCCAACAATGTAGAAAGTGCAGAACCTTCATAATTGTAATCTCTTAGTGTGTCTTGTGATTGTAAAAACGTTTTTAGATTATTTTTGATTCCATTAAAATCTAAATCCGTCATCTGAATTTGTGAATTAGCACCAGCCATTTTATCGGTTTCTCTCTAAAAGAATTGTTGTTGTTGTTGGTAGTGTTGCGTTTTCTATATAAAATGTTATGGAAACGTTATAAGCATTTTTTTCTGGTTGTGATGATACGTTTACACTTTGTAATGTAGCTCTAGGTTCATATGTCGTTATTACATTCTTTATCATAACTTCTAATGTAGAAGCTACCGAATTGGATATATTTTCAAATAATAAACCAGCAATCTGAGAACCTAAGTCTGGATTGAAGAGTCGGTCATAATTCTTAGTATTTAACAGATTTCTAATGGAACGTGTTACTGCCTGAGTATCATAACTTAGCGCAACATCTGCCGTCACAGGTTTCTTATTGAAAGTGAAATCTATGTCGGAATATATTTTGTTTATGGTTGCCATCTTTTATTTATGAGTTTATCCTAGACTTTAATTTATCGGTACCTATGTAATTATTGATTAAATACTTCTCGGACTGACCAGGATTACTAAATTGATTCAATACAGTATAGTCATTTACGATTGCTCTAGAATTATTATAGAAGTTTACATCACTGGTTCTACGTGTATCCATCAGATTTTTGATAGAATTTAGACCAGATGTGACTGTCGATATCTGAATTGAAGTCAAATTACTTGTATATGTTGTGTAAGTATCTGGTGGATCTCCGACTGTTGTTACAGATATACTATTTGCAATATTTGCCGAATAACCAGAAATTGAGGTGTTCATCGTACTCAATGTATCATTGACTGTCAGACTAGTAAAATTACCCATCAATGGAGCATTATTCTGTATTCCATCTGAACGGAATACAATAAACATAACGATTTTACTGACTCCTATAGCTGTACTATAATGTGGTTGTAATGGTTCATCTAATATGGAACTGACACCAGATATTCTATTTGTATGACGAATGAAGGTATTACAAGAACTTCTTAGATTATTTACTGTTGTATAAATGTCAGGTAGTGCCTCCTGAAGTCCAGTAATAGCAATAATCGTGTTTGCTGTATTCCATATACCTTGTGTCACATTTGCTACAGGATTAACAAAATAACCATTAACATCACTATTGCTTGAATCAGTTGTTTGCCAGTCGTTCAACAACGGCGGCATATGATTCATCGTTGATATGGCATTATTCGATAATGGTGTCACCACATTTGAGGTGTTCGCCGAATCGTAACCCAATCTACCAAAAATACTCATTTTATATCCTTAAACAAAAACTGTGTATGGTGCTCCGGCACCAAAGCCTTCGTGGAGGTGTGAATTGAAAATGCCTGAGTTAACAGTATCTGACATCAATCCAGCTTTCATAGTTCCAAAATTACCAATTGGTGAGAACATAGACACAGCAGCATTTACTGTTATGCCAGCGTTTATACTACCAACACAAAGTATATTAGCAGGAACAGCCAAAGCATATCCCACCGATAAACCACCAAGAGGTGTCACAAAACCTGCTACGCCTGCTCGCATTCCACCAGTATCTGATGTATCAACTCTACCTTGAGAATAAATGTTTCCAGCGTTCAAATTACCACGAATTCTTGAATTGCCATCCATATTTACGTTTGCGGCTTTAATTTGTAAACCACCAGAGACACCACCGCCAGCTGTAATTGATGCACCAAGTTGAGATGTTATATCAGAATATCCTTCTACTATTTGTGTGAAGTTTCCTTTTATATGTTGCGTTACATCACCGTCAATATTTTCAACTTTGTTACCAGATATTTGCATGTTAACATCACCAAAGACTGTAATGTTCAATTTCTTGGCAAGTTGGCCATCATCCACACCGATTGAAATATTGTGGTCACCTAGTGTAATATAGTAACCATCGCCCCAAATTTTATGTACCTCATCACCATTCGGATGCATCTCTATAAATGTGTTTGAACGGTGCATTACACGAATTCGTTCACGGGTTTTTGTGTCATCTAGCTCAATTAGGTGACCTGAGTCTGTTAATCTTGTATGATTATATGGATTTACCGGTTGATAATCAGTATTAGCTGCTGATTCCGGTTCATTCCAGCCCCAAAATGCGTCAGGTTTGTTCATGCCCATTGTACCTTTGTTGGATCGAAATTGTTTGATTCTACGGTTGCCATAACAGTATTTGAATTTCCATAAGTATCAGAAACAAATTGAATAATTGTATTACTATGGTCCAACTGTGGATCATTGAATAAAGTTTTCAAATTATCTGGTATCGTTATTGAATTAAGTTCAGTTTGTTGTTTACCAAGTAATTCATCTGCACTAGTTTTTATAGAACCTGCCAAATTTTCTATTGTAGCATTAACTTGACCAGGAATTGCTGCAACTTGTGCAGCGAATTGTTTCGCACCATTCAAAAATCTTGTTATACAATCTTGTACGATAGCCAAAAACCTTGCTGGCAAACTCTTTAAGTATGCAACAATATCATTAATATTTTTAACCAAATAATATATAGTTGATGCTATTTCAACATATTTAGCGGCATCTTTTATGAAATCATTAATATCTTCGAGTATGCCAGTAACTCTAGCATAAATTGTTGATACTGTACCAGTTGGATCAAGGCCTATTGCTTTTACTATTTCTTTAATTGCTGTAGTAATTGTATCGTTTAGTTTTTGAATCAACATAGCAATAATATTGGCAGCATTATTTTTGCCTTTTTTAATGGCACCCGTAATTGCCGTAATTGGATTCAGAAGTCCAGTTAATCCAATGTCAAAATCAAGCCTATATCTAAAATCACAGACATGTGATATATTTGTATTTGTTACTGAAATTCCAGTATTTGCAACTATGCCTTGGGCTGAATATGACCATGATGGACCTTTACCTTTTCCATCACCAACGTAAGCTGGTTTTTCTGGTGCTTTTTTTATTTCAGCTTCTTTTGTGCTTCGATTTAATGATTGTTGTGCCGTTGGAGAAACAACATCATTTGGAATAGTATTATTTGGAACGTTATAATCAAGTAATGCTTTTGGTATGTTTTTATTCCATCTTGGAATAAAGTTTATTACAACAGGTTTTTGGAAATCTTCACCATCTTCAAAAAAACCTTGTACAATTGTTCCAACAGGAGGCACAGAAAATGTTGTACCTAGAGCCAACTGTACCCAAGGCAATGTTTCTGTTGGTCTTGGTGTTGCAGGATACATGTGTGATGGTATATACCACCTAACTTTACCCCGACCATAGTTTAAAGGATCATAGACAGATTCTACTACACCATAAACCAATTTATGTAACTGTTCATCAAAATTCATTAATTTATTCCTCCCGATTCTAACTGCTCTGAGTAACTATCTTTTGCTAATTCCATATATGTTTGATACATTCCATTTGATGGTTGTAAAACGTGCCGTACAGCATTTATTAAATATTTACCAGAATAAAATTTATCTATTTCTCTTGTATTTCCATTTATAACCAGAGAATAAATATTCAAATTAATGGTCATACCAACTGTTAAATTAGGATCACCCGGAACAGAAACTTTTAACAAGATAAAATTAGATAACAACAATTGTGTTTTTCTATGTGGTATGTAATTTTCAACTGTGAAGTCTTTAGGAATAGAACCAGGATTTGTTCCAGTAATATCTTTAGTGTTTGTTGAATCTGAATTGGTTGCAGAGACTCTTGTAACACTCCTATAATTTTCACTTAATTTTTTTCCAAATAAAGTTACATCATTTATAACACCATATCCGTTGGATGGTTTATTGTTTTTGATATAATCTGAATAATTAAAATTTACAAGTTTGCTTTGGCCGGTAATTGTATCAACCGTTATTAATTGATTTGCAAAAACGCCTGAGTTTATTGCTTCTAGAGCATTAAAACTTTTAACATATTCTAATTGAAGTATATCATGTGTTTTTAATTCTATATCTGTATCAACATTTTTTATATTATAATTATAATAATTATATGTATCTTTACTTCTTAATGTTCTTAAAGATTTAAAATTATAACCATTTTTATTTTCAAAAAATAACATGTCAGCACCAGCCAAAGGTTGAGAAGCCGACCTTGCTCTAACAGATAACCAATTTATTGCTGCAAAAGGACTTTTTGTTTCTATATTGAATTCATAAAGACCTTGTGTATTTTCAATATCAATTTTTTTAACTGTATCTTTAATTTTTAAAAAATCTGTTAATATGTATTTTACATATTTGTGTATTTCTTCACCGCCTTCAGGTCTAGGTCTTTGTACCTTAGATGATTCGGAATCTAAAAACTCTTTTGAACAAAAATATAATTTTACATATTCTTCTGTTAGATGACCTGTTGCCTTTTTATCTATAGCATATATAATAAAAGTGCCAGAAGTGTTTTCTGTGGCGCCACTATTTCTACCAAAGTTAATTTTAATTTTACACAAATTCAATAATTGCCATCTTTGAACGATAGCTTGTGTATCTCTTAGTGTTACATATCCAGATACTGTATCACCATATAAATCTTCAAAGTAAGATAATTCAATTACCAATTCTTTAATTAAAAGGGGTTCTCCGTTTGTTGGGTAAACGGTTACTTCATCAATGGATACACTTTGTGCATAATATATTTTGTTTTCTGCCATGTTTAAACCATCAGTCTTTTAAATTCAGATTCAAATTCATTAACATATATTTGATTTAATAATTTAATATTTCTCTTAGACTCATTCAAATCCAATTCATAAGCATAATAAGTAACTGCTTTTTTTGTTATAGATATCGAAATAACTCCAGTTGGTAAAGTATATGAATTTGTACCTTCAATAATGTGGTCATAAGTATATTCATCCACAGCTACTGTATTTACTGTTGTGATGAATGTATTGTTATCATATTGTGTTAAAGTTTTTTCATAATGATGTACTTCGGAATATGGATTAAATTCTGTATACTTATCAACAATATACTTATTGAAATTACTTCCACTTAATGGCCAGTCCCATTGTGGGTCAAGCATTTGATTTGCAAACAAGACAATCCAATAACGATATGAATCACCATAATACTTATGTGCAACAATTTCTGGAGTATCACCTTCTTGAATATCATATGTATAATACAGAAGAGGGCTCTTTAATACTTCTGGTATAATATTAGCACGAGCCAATAAATTTGTTAAAGCTATGGCATTTCCATTATAGTCTGTGGATAATATTTTTGGTAATGTATTAAAATATTTCATTTTTAATAACCCTTTTCTATCATCTGTCTATCGATGAGTTCTATTTCTTGGAAACTTAAATCCATAGTAGTTTGTATAGGATGACCATCTTTATGTGCAGACCATCCACTTGGTGCATAATTTACATCTACGGAAGTCAATACACAATCTGCTAATTGTAATATGTTTTGATTTTGAAAAGAAGTTCCAGTACCCGTAAGTGTATCAAGTTCATTACAAAATGTTACATTAATAATTCCTGGTGGTTTATAGAAAAAACCAGCAGTAGCATCAAGAATTGTAGGTGCAGCATAAGTTCTAAATGTTTTTATTATCTTTTTAACCTGTTCAGCTTCTTGTGCGGATCTTGGTGTAAAAGTAAAAGACATACTAAATGTTCTAAAATGTATACCTTGAAACAATGCTTGAGCTTGTGGATTAAAAGCATATCCTGCTTTGTTTAAAACCAATTTAAAAGCTTCATTGTTAAGTACACTTTGTATACCACTTGCAACTGCGCCTATACCAGGAACTGAAGTAGCCGCACCGAGAATAGAGATTTCACCATATTCAGCAGCTTGATTGAACACCAATGTGTCTGGCATATACAAACTAACACATGTTTTATAATCTTTTTGATTCTTTATAAAACCTCTAAATTTTGTTGCGGCTTCAGTTGCTGATTCAGCTGCACCTCCTGCAAATGTGGTAAATGTATTTGCAAAATCTTTTGAATTAAACGCCGTTTCAATTGCATCAACGCCTTTTACACCAGCAGCAATTCCAGCTTTTATTGTATCTTTAACATTATGAACTATATCTTCTGGAAGTCCAACAGACCTTGCATCAAAAAAGTCAAATTGTACTCGGTGGCCACCTTTAGAACGTCCTTGTAGATCCGCTGGATATTGTAATTTACTAAAATCGTATTTGTTTACCGCCAAACTCTTTAGAGGACCAGTAATGTTTTGTTCAAACCATGAAGGTTGTGTTTCGTCTGCCATTTTATCTCTTTGTAAAAAAGTTATATATACTATTTATGGCGTATTCTGGAACATTTAGACCTGCTAATCCTCACAAATATGTTGGGGACCACACAAATATCATATACCGCTCTTCATGGGAATGTAGAGTGATGAACTGGCTCGACAAAAATCCAAACATTTTATCATGGGCTTCAGAAGAGGTTATCATTCCTTACAGGTCTCCAGTAGACGGCAAAGTACACAGATACTTTCCAGATTTTGTTGTTAAATCCCGTGGCAGAGATGGTTCTTTGAAAACAATGATGCTTGAGGTCAAACCAAAGAAACAGACCATGGAACCAGAAAAAAAGAAACGTGTCACCAAACAATACATCAATGAAGTGGTCACATGGGGTGTCAATCAAGCCAAATGGAAAGCAGCAACTGAATACTGTCTCGACCGTGGATGGCAGTTTATGTTAATCACGGAAGACCACCTTGGCCTCTAACTAAATAGTCCATGACTATAAAACCATCAATACTTACTACATTATCTGAGCAAAAAGCCGAACTCAACTATCAAACTAATAGTCGAGAATCTTACAAATGGCTCATGCAGAAGATTGCTGCTCTCAGAAATCCAGCAGCTGCATCTGCTGTTATGAGCAAAGAAACACACCGTTATGTAAGACCAAGTGACCGACAAAAGTTTTTGATGGGTGGTTTATACTTTTTTGTGTATGACCCTAAAGGTAAGGCAGAATTGCCATATTATGACAGATTTCCTTTGGTTATACCACTTAAAAGAACACCTGATGGTTTTATAGGTCTCAACTTACATTATTTGCCACTTAGATATCGTATCAATTTCTTGAAAAAATTGTTACCGTTTGCTATCTATAATGATGAGGATGAGATTAAGAGACTCCGAGTGACGTATCCGATGTTGGATGCGTCATCCAAACTGAAAGAATTCAGGCCATGTATCAAACAGTACCTGTATCCACATATCAAATCCAGGATTCTTTCCGTAGAACATAATGAATGGGATATTGCCACATTCTTGCCGATACACCAATTTAGAAAAGCCAAACCACAAGAGGTGTGGCAAGATTCAGTAAACGAAATAAGGAATTCATAAATGGCCGCAACAATTAGTGGTTTCAAATCTAGTTTTAATACCGACTTGGCTAGGCCAAATCGATTTGATGTTCTTATTCCTGTGCCTTTTATTTTAGTTGGTTCTCCAATAGTTGATAGTAGAAATTTAACATATCGATGTGAGAATGCACAATTACCAGGTAGAACAATTGCTACTTTAGACCAAAAAACATATGGTCCAATTGAAAAGTTTCCATATCTCGCCACATATAATGATATTGATTTATCTTTTTATGTAGATGATGATATGAAACAAAAATACTTGTTTGATGCTTGGCTTGGTTATATCAACACAAGTTCTACAAACAATTATCTATATAAAGATGAATATGCAACGACATTAACTATCAATCAATATAATGTGTCAAATCAAAGAACATATTCTGTTGATTTATTTGATGCTTTTCCTATATCCATAAATCAAATGGATTTAGATTGGAGTAATTCGGATGCTGTACATAAAATATCTGTTACATTTGCCTATACTTACTGGAAGAACGATTCGTTACTCAGTAATTTTTAATTATTAGAAGGAGTTATTATGGCTTTACCAAAAATTGATACGCCAACGTATGAATTGACTTTACCATTATCAAAAAAGAGTATAAAGTTTAGACCATTTTTGGTCAAAGAACAAAAGAATCTTATGATGGCAATGGAAGATGACAACAAAGAGTCGATTGAAAGGAACATCAAACAAGTTCTGACAAATTGTACTTTAACAGAAGATATAAACATTGAAGATTTACCTGTTACTGATATTGAATATTACTTTATCAACTTACGTGCAAGGTCTGTAGGTGAGATTGTTGAAAACAAATATGTTTGTACAAATGAAGTAGATGAGAAACAATGTGGTAATAAAATGGAAGTTAAAATCAATTTGTTGGATATTCAGGTTGATGTTAATCCTTCTATGACTAATGATATTCAGATAACTGATAAAATTGTATTGAAAATGAAGTATCCTAAGTTCTCAATCATTGAGAAGTTATCCAAAAAAGAATCGGCTGTTGAAGTTGCTTTTGATATTATGATTGATTCTATTGAAAGTATCTATGATGGCGAACAATTCTATTATGGTCACGAAACACCTAGAGAAGAAATGATGCAGTTTTTGGAATCATTGAGTCAAGACCAATTTTCTAAACTAGAATCTTTCTTTGAAAACCTACCAAAAATCAACAAAAAAGTTGATATGAAGTGTTCTAAGTGTGGATTTGACCACACTATGAATTTGGAGGGACTCGAAAATTTTTTCGGGTAATATTTTGTTATGATAATTTGAAAAACTATTACAGGACTAATTTCTCACTAATGCAACATCATAAGTATTCTTTAACTGAATTGGAAAATATGATACCGTGGGAAAGAGACATTTATATTAATTTGTTAGTGCAATATATTGAAGAAGAAAATGAAAAAATAAAACAACAAAAAGCAGCAAGTAAACGATGAACACACCAAGTACAGGTCTTCAACAATATGGTGAAGGATTACTAAACAAATTTCAATCTAGTAAGATTGGTGAAATGTTTGGTGGAAAACCACGTAAAAAATATGATGATGACAATAGTAAAGAGTCTGTACGAGGTGGTAATAAAAAAGATGCAAAGTACACTACTGTTCCACAAGGAAAAGTTGAAAGATTAAAAGTTGGTGAAACTGAATCTGATGTTTTGGCAACTATGTATAACTTCATGTCCAAAAATTATAAAAAAGATTTGGATAGAATGAAGAAAGAGAAAAAACATAGAAAAGAAATTGATGACTTTGAAGATTTAAAAAATAAACAATTAATTGCCGCTCTAACTGGTAAAAAAGAAAAAACAAAAGAAACGAAAAAGGGTAAAGGTTTTGGTTTTGGTTCTTTACTTAAAGCTGGCCTTGCTATTGGTGGTCTTGTACTTATAGAAAAAGCATTTGCCAAGATGGCTGAAACTGGTAAAGTGGCAGATGTTGCTGATGTATTAAAAACAACCAAGAAAGAAGAATCAACATCTTCTCTTCCTGGTACTCCACCAGTTACACAAACCACACCTAGTTCTATGGATAAAACTTCGATGCCTTCTCAAGGCATGTCGGGTAAAAGTCCTTGGGCTACTAAAGAAGCAAAAGAAGCTTTTGATTTTTTTATTGGAAAAGGTTATACTAAAGAAGCTGCAGCAGGTATTGTAGCAAGTTTACAAGCTGAATCTGGTGCACATTTAGATACTAAAGCTCTTGGTGACAATGGTAAAGCTAGAGGTATTGCTCAATGGCAAGAAGCAAGACAAAAGACCTTTAAAAAGATAGTTGGCAAAGATGTATTTGATGCATCACGTTTAGAACAATTAGGTCAAGTTGACTACGAACTTAAAAATACACACAAAAAAGCAGGCATAGCTGTAAATCAAGCTAAAACTGCTGGTGAAGCAGCCGTTATAATTGATAAAGATTATGAACAAAGTAAAGGCCTTCATACAAAGAAACGTATGGGTATTGCACAAGATTTGTTAGGTGCTTTTGGTGGTAATAAATCTACCAATATGGCTAATACACCAACAACTGTTCCACCAGTTCAACAACAGAGCCCAACGTCAGGTGTTACAAAATCATCAACATCAGTTTCACCAGTAACAAAAACTGTAAAAAAAGAACCAACGATTAATGCTAACATTAAACCTAGAAATCAACAAGATTTTAATAAATTAGTTGCACAGAGTATAGAAGAACAAAATCGTAAATCGGAAATGAGGTCAATGTCTGATTTATTGAAAGAACAAGAACAAAAAAAATTATTAAAACCCGAATCAAAAAATCTTGTCCCTGATAAAAAATCATCTATGATGGATCGAATGAAACAACTTATCAGTAGTAATATCATTATTATAGAAAAAGAAAAAATTGTCACTGAAGTGGCTGAATCAAACGACACTTCAATATTGTTTAGTAAAATACAACAGCTGAGTTAAAAAATGGATTATAGACGTTCCTCGTTAATAAGAAGTAAAAGTATATCGGAGTTAATGTTCGAACAGGACAGAACTTTTCGTGAAGCTTTATCCGACAAAACCAAAGCTCGATTGATGGGTATAAAAGAGACATTTACTCCTCTCAATATTGTTAGAATGTTGACTGGTTCTGGTGGTATTGGAAGGTCTATCAGAACTGTAGCTGGCCGTGCAATGGGATATTCTGAAGGAGATATTCAATATTTTGGTGGTTATAGAAGAAAACGTTCTATCTATGGTGCTGATAGAAGTAGAGTGCCTGCTGGTTCAAAAAGTGTAGTTAAAGTTAATGATAGTACAGCCGATATTTTGGCAAAAATGTATAATCTGATGCGTAAGATTGATGAAGATAATACCAGAAGATATGAAAAAGAACAAAACTTTGAAGAAGAAAATGTATTAGAAGATAAAAAACGCCATGAAAAAATTTTAGATGCTTTAGGTGTAAAGAATAAAAAAGTACCAGAAAAGGTAGAAAAACCAAAAGAAGAAACAGATGAGAAAGATGGTATATTAGTTAAAATATTCTCTAGTGTATTTGGTGTTTTTAAGAAAGTATTTTCATTCTTTAAGGTTATTGGAGAAGGTTTACTTACAATATTAACGATTGGTGGATTAGTTAAAACATTATCTTTGATTGGTGAAATGTTTAAGACACCAATGAAACTTTTTTCTAATATATTAATATCTCTTTTGCCTACTCTAGCAAATCTTTTATGGGGTGTTTTTAGAAATCCAATTAAACTTCTTGCCGCAGGTGTTATCGGTACATTGATATTTGGTAAAGATACAGATTTTGCAAAAGGATTGGATTTTTCTAAGTATAAAAATCAACTACCAGGTGATTTGAAAAATGATATAGATCCTGATACTGGCAAAGTTATAGGTCAACATATTGGTACTGGCAGACCACAGTCTCAAATGTCTGCATTTAAAGATAAAACTGAAAATGATACAGAATACGACAATGAAACGTTTTACAAACTCAAAACTGGACAAAAAAACATATATGATGTTCCATTAATAGGTTCTTTTGGTCAAGAAGCAAAACTTGCTTTGACTAATGAAGAAGCTTTAGAATTGTTTAAAACATATCAAAAATATGAAGAATCACATAAACGATTTCTTGATGCGGAGAAAAGCGGTAATAAAGAAAGAATCGCAAATGCAACAGATGTATTAAAAAGTTTTGAACAAGAAGCAAATGAACTTATACTTAAACATTTGGGTAATACATGGAAAAATCCAATGAAAAGCCAAAGTGATGCATTTGGTTTTACCACTGGTCGTTCTAAATTTTTACTCGCTGGTGATAAAATGGTTAATTTATTATTTGGTAAAAATATGGCAGAATTGAGTGGTGAAATTGATTCCACAATACAATCTGTTTATAAATCGATGGGAATTGATACTGCCAAAAATACATTAGGTAAAACTATTGATGATGTGAGTAAAGAACTTAAAAAATTGGAACCAATAGTTGAAAAACTTAAAGGTGTTCCTAATATCATGGATTCAGATGAAATCAAATCCCTTGAAGAATATATTGAAAAAGGTAAATCGAGTGTTGTGAATTTGAATCAAAAAAATACTCCGCAACAACAATCGAACCTAAGAACTATTGAAATCCGTGACTTAAAATTACTTGAATCTTCGAATTCAAAATAGGAAATAAAAAACCCCGCCGAAGCGGGGTCTGCACTTGCATGGGATTCTTTAATCTTCAGCCAACTTTGAGAAGTAAGCCAAATCTTCATCAGTCTCATCTTCTGTGATATCAACTTCAACAGGCTTCTTAGGTGCAGCCTTCAAAGTTTCCACAGTAGTCTTAGGTACATCAGTAGCACCCAACACTTTATCCAAACGTGCCTTCAAGTCATCATATGATTTGAATTCTTTATCAGCAGTCAACGCTGTAAGCGAATGTTGTGATTTCCAAATCTTCTCCAATGTATCATCATCTTCTGACAAAGGAGATGCCGACATGAACTCTGACTTATCATAGTTCTGATAACCAGCAACTTTGGTAATCTTCAACTTGAAGTTAGCACCTTTCCACAAATCAAATGGATTGATTGGTGTTTCATCTTCAAACTGTGGATTCATTGCCTCTGTAATCTTTTCGAAAATCTTGGCACCAAACTTGAACAATTTAACTTGTCCTTCGTTCTCTGGATGCTTTGGATCACTTACGATATACACGTTAGCAATGTATGATAGTTTACGCTTTTGTTTACGTACAATTTCTTTGTTAGCTTCGATGCCAGAGTTCCACAATTTGTTGTTGTGTTCACATACTGGACATTGTTGACCTTTAGTAGTCAAACAATTATCGATTAACCAACCACCTGGACCCTGAAATCCATGACCAAAGATTTTAGCCCAAGGAAGACCATCATCACCATCAACTGCGGCAGCAGGTAGGAAACGAATAACGGCAAGGCCATTACCTGCTTTGTCTACTTCTGGTCGCCAATAATTATCTTTGTCGGATTTACCACCTTCTGATGAGCTTGAGAGTTGCTCGATGGCTTTAGTGAGTTTGTCCAGATTGCCTGAACTCTTTTTTAGTTTTGAAAAATCTGTCATGATTTTTGCCTTTCTAATATAAACGGAATATAACGGATTATTAACGGATTGTCCACATTATTCATAATATGGTTTATTTAGGCGCATTCTTTCAAACACTCCTTCAGTATTGTGGTAAACTTTGGTTTATCATAATCAATAAATGGTGTATACTTTATAAATTTTAATCTCATGGAAGGCCATACGATTGTGTCAGCAATCTTTTTGTCCCACATAGGAAAGAAATTCATAATATCATTCAATATAACCAAGGTTTCTACCGCAACACTACTATACATTACTTCTTTCAACAACGATGGATATTGTCCATCTTCAACCATCAACATTTGATTTGGTGATTGTGTATCGTTAAGTAGGTGTATTATATCTTGTTCAAAGCGATATGTCAAGCTCTGGTTTCTTTTTTGCCACTTCTTATAGGTTTCTTCACCATCTAGGTTATTAATGTCACCAATCCAGTTGACATCTTTTTCTAGGAGGTTTGACACATAGAAGTTCTTTAATTCTTCCAGTCGGTACTTACGGGATAATTTATAGAAAGAATATTTGTCCTTTCTGTTGGCAAAATTATCGGCAGTAACATTGGACTTTCCGTGGTAACGAATATAATCGTAAGAATCAGTAGTAAAATGAAGTTTAAGCGCATTGAACATGGCAAAGGCCGAGAAGCCAGAGCCTTCCTCAAAGTTGAAAATCATATGGGTAGTTTAGAACTCTTTTTCAATAGGTTGAGTTCTTGTGCTTCATCACGCAGTTTTGCCTTTAAGGCAGAAGAAACTAATGTAGATGCTACATCAATCTCCATACCTGTTTGTTCACAGTAACCAACAATAGCATCCATGATTGAAAGATTTTCTTCTTCAGCCAGTTCCACTATCTTGGTACTAAATTCACTTATTTCATTTTTTGTCGGCATTTTAACTTCTTGTATAGAATAGATGGTTTCCAATTTTAGCAACATACTTCAGTTTCCATGCCGGATTTACCGATGTGTTATGATAGTACATTGAATTTGTTTTATAGATTATATCATGTAATCTAGCTTCTGTCAAGGCCTTTCTGGCAACAATCATACACTCTTCCCATGCATACTTGTTTCTGACAGGACCAACACGTTCACCAACCCAACTGAATTGGTATGTTTGGTTTATTTTTTGATATACAACTTCACAAACTGTTCGTGGAAATTGTACCGAGTTGGCACGGTTCATAGTTACCTGTGCTACCGCTAATTTACCTTCAAAGGATTCACTTCCGGCTTCGTAATATAGATTCTTAGCCATACATAGAATTTGTTGACCTAGTTCACCTGATACTTCTTGCACTTCTGTTACCGGTTGTTGATGTGAAACTGCCGGTATCATTAAAGCAAATAATGTAATTAGAATGAATTTCTTCATTAATTCTCCTTGTGTGTGTTAGGGGCAAATGCCCCAACCTCAGGTGTTAGTTTTTCTAGTGACCTTGACTTCAGGTGCAGTAGTAACATTAGACACAAAACCATTCAAGGTCGCTGCCTTGGTGATAATGTCTGCTTCTGAGGGGATTGATGGCAAGGCCGGATGTTCTGGTGGTACTTCACCTTTGGCTCTTGCTGTTTCGCACTTGACATGCCATTCTGATTGAAGGCGATTGCTCTGTGCATGGTAATCATCATATAACATATCTCTAGCCATTTTTAATAGTTCAAGACGAATTTCAAAAGGTGTCATGTTTGACATAGTTTTCTCCTGTGTTGTGATAAGTGTGTTGGTGGTTTTTTAAATGGGTTCCACCGAACCCATATACTTATTTAGGTTATTAGAAACCCATTGTGTATGCGATAGCAACAACTTTCTGGTTGTTATCACCGTTAACACGGTCATACTTCAATGCAACAGAATCTTTTGCGTTCAAGGCATATGCCAATGAATAACGCATTGTGTGAGTCTGGTCATTGTTTTGTGATGGGTCAAATGCTGAGCGGAAACGATATCCAACTTTAGCAGTCAAACCATAACCGATTGGTGCAGC